GAGGCATCGGTAGACGATCTGCGCGAGTCTGGCTGCAACGACGCTGAGCTCGACGAGATGCTTCCCTACCTTCGCTGAACTACACACCGCCGGCACGGCCGGCATCACTACAAGGAGACGAGATGAACCCGTGCATCGTATTTGATATCGAGACTGCACCTGATCCGAACATTTGGGATGACTTGGAGTTCGTTGGACAAATCAAATCGGGCCTGTCGGCGCCGTCGAACTACAAGGACGAGGCCAAGATCGAAGCCTACATTGAGGCCGCATTCGATCGCGAGAAGGACAAGGCCGCGCTGTCCTGGTGCCACGGCAAGATCCGGGCGATCGGGCACAAGATGCTTGGATCTGATGACCAGCCGCTCGCGATCGTCAGCGAGGACGAGCTCGAAGTGCTGGACGCATTCAGCTCTGAGCTGTTCCAGCTTGAGGACGCACCGCTTGTCGGTGGCTTCAACATCAGGGCCTTCGACGTGCCGTTCGTCACGATGCGCTGCGCTGTGCATCAGGTCGAGCTGCCGACATGGTGGCCGGGCATCCGTGACTGGCACCGCATCGTCGATCCAGTCGATGTGTTTGGCCGGCAGACAGGAAGACTGAGCGACTACTTGCGGGCCTTGAGCCTGCCCGGTAAGTCGGCAAGTGGCAGTGACGCGCCGGGCATGACGCTCGACGAACTGGCTGCCTACGTGACGCAAGACGTGGAATGCGAGGACGCGCTGATCATGCGGCTGGCCTCGTTCTTCCCCGGCCTGCATCGCAGGAACTTCGAGCTCACGTGAGAGCTCACACCAACCAACCCACCAACCCAAGGAACGACATGACTGATCTAGGACCGATCCCGCTCAACCCACCGCGCAAGGGAGCATTCAGCCTCGCGTCGGTGCGCCGGAGCAACGAGCCCAAGCCGCCGAAGATCGTGATCTACGGCACTCCGGGCATCGGCAAGACGACGTTCGGTGCCTGCGCGCCGAACCCGATTCTGATCCAGACCGAGGAAGGTCTCGGCCTGCTCGACGTGCCGCACTTCCCGGTCGCGCGCAGCTACCAGGACGTGATCGACGCCATCACAGCACTGCTCAACGAGGAGCACGACTTCGGGACTGTCGTGATCGACAGCCTCGACCAGCTGGAGCCGCTGATCTGGCAGCACGTCGCACTGAGAGAAGGCAAGGCCAACATCGAGGCGTTTGGCTACGGCAAGGGCTACATGTTCGCGGCCGACGAGATGCGGACGTTCCTCGCCGGCCTGGACGAGCTGCGCTCGCGTGGCATGACGGTGATCGTCATCGCGCACAGCGAGGTCAAGCGGTTTGAGTCGCCCGAGCACGAGCCGTTCGATCGCTACCAGATGCGACTTGACAAGCGCGCGAATGACATCGTCTGCGAGTGGGCCGACTGCCTGCTGTTTGCCTCTTATAAGGTGCACGTCGTTCGTGACACCGTGAAAGGACAGGAGCGCACGCGCGGAGCTGGCCGCGGCGAGCGCATCATGCACACCGAGGAGCGTCCCGCATGGCGCGCCAAGAACCGCTACCAGCTGCCTGCCGAACTGCCTTTGTCCTGGGACGCATTCCAGGAGGCGATCGGCGCATCCTTTGTCAACACCAACCAACCCAAGGAGAACTGAGTTATGGTCAACATCGACTTCAATCTGGATGCCGTCGAGGCGGCGACGAGCTATGAGCCGCTGCCGACTGGATGGTATGAGCTGCGGATCGCGAACAGCGAGCAGAAGATGACGAAGGCCGGCGACGGCAAGTATCTTCAGATCGAGTTCGAGCCCGACGAGTCGGCGCACCCGGAGATCAAGGGCCGGAAGATCTGGCAGCGATACAATTTGTGGAACTCGAACACGACTGCCGTCGAGATCGCGCAGCGCGATCTGAAGGCGCTGGTGCAGGCGTGCGGTCTCCAGTCGATCACCGACAGCGAGGACCTGCACGGCGTCACGATCAGCTGCAAGGTCGTCCTGCGGCCTGCTGCGAACGGCTACCAGCCGAGCAACGAGATCAAGGGCTACCGCGCGTCGGATGGTGCCGGCCCGAAGCCTCAGCCGAAGGCAGCGAGCTCCAGCGCATCCCCGCCGTGGGCTCGTAAGTGAGACATTGCGGCCGGGCGGGGGGAGCTGATGGGTATGGGATGTTTTTCAGTCCTTGCCCGGCCGCATCTTTTCATTGACATGTCTGCAAGGAGAAACACATGACTGAATTTATCAAAGGTCTCCCCTACGTCATCGTCCGCTGTCGCGACGCTGGCGTCCATGCTGGCTATCTGTTGTCCGTAAAGAAGCGGTCTGTGGAACTGGTTCATGCCCGCCGTCTCTGGTATTTCCGCGTGCCAATGGGTTCGCCATCGTTTTTGTCTGGCGTTGCGCTGGATGGATTAGATGCTGAAGGTTGCAAGATCGGCGCTCCAATCAATGTCACGCTGACGGAGTCATGCGAGATCATTAAGTGCACCGAGAAGGCCAAGAAGTCGATTACGGGATATGAAAGCCATGTGCGAACCAAATGATGGTTTTGATGGCCACGGCCGCGGCCTCAGTTCAGGCTTTGGCAACGACTGGGGGGACGGCCGCGGGTGTGGAACCGGTGGAGGCTGGGGCTCTGGCTGGGGCTGGGGATGCAGCTCCGGTTACGACAACGGCGAGGGCGACGGTGACGGATATGGTGTTAGTTGCGGCACCGCACAAAACGATGATGACAGGTTTATTTCTCCCGGTCAGCGCTACAACCAAGGGCACGGAAATAACTGGTCGTTTAAAAGTCGTAGCGTTGCATTTTACGGCAACGGTTATGGGCACGGTGACGGCGACGGCTACGGCCATGGCGATGGCATAGCTCAAGGATATGGCGACGGCTGCGGCGACGGTCACTACGGTTGTGGTGATGGATACGGATAGTGATTGCCGAGAATGTTCAAGCTACGCGACTACCAAGAGGACGCGATTGCGTCGCTCTATGACTACTTCGGCAAGCACAGCGGCAATCCGCTGCTCGTGCTGCCGACGGGCGCCGGCAAGTCGCTGATCATCGCGGCATTGCTGAAGGGCATCATGTTCCGCTGGCCGAACCAGCGCGTGATGATGCTGACGCACGTGAAGGAGCTGATCGAGCAGAACCACGCCAAGCTGGTTTCGCTGTGGCCGTCAGCTCCTGTGGGCATCTACTCGGCGAGCATCGGTCGCAAGGATGCCAGCGCGAGGATCACGTTCGGCGGCATCCAGTCCGTCTGGCAGAAGACAGCACTGATTCCCCGGCAGGACCTGATTGTCATCGACGAAGCGCACCTCGTGCCCAAGAAGGCCGAAGGCATGTATCGCGCGTTCCTTGACGGCATGGCGAAGAAGAATCCGAACCTTCGCATCGTCGGCCTGACGGCGACGCCCTACCGCTTGCGCGGCGGGATGCTCTGCGAAGGCGAAGAGCGGATGTTCTCGGACATCGCCTACGAACTACCGATCACCGAACTGATCGACCGCGGCTACCTGTGCAAGGTCGTGCCGAAGCAGACGCACGCGGAGATCGACACCAAGGGCATCGCGAAGCGCGCCGGCGAGTTCGTTGCCAAGGATCTCGAACGCGCAGCTCAGGCCGGCGACATCGTCAAGCGTGCTGTGGATGAGATCGTCGCACACGGCGCAGGCCGTCGGTCGTGGCTCGTGTTCTGCGTTGGCGTCGAGCACGCGAGGCAAGTCCTCGACGAGCTCAAGCGGCACGGAGTGCGCGCTGACGCTGTGTTCGGCAACACCAAGAAGGCCGATCGCGAGCGCATCCTGGGCGACTACAAGGCCGGCAAGATCCAGGCGCTCGTGAACGTGTCCGTGCTGACGACGGGCTTCGACGCACCGCAGACAGATCTGCTTGCCGTGCTGCGTCCAACGCAGTCTGCCGGCCTGTGGGTGCAGATGGTCGGGCGTGGGATGCGGCCGGCAGAAGGCAAGGCTGACTGCCTCGTGCTCGACTTCGGAGGCAACGTGATGAGGCACGGACCGATCGACAAGATCGAGCCGAAGCAGGCATCAACCGGCGAGACTGGCGAGCCGATGGCGAAGACGTGCCCGGAGTGCACGGTGCAGGTCTGGATTGCCGCGCGCTTATGTCCGCACTGCGGCTTTGAGTTCCCGATCAGCGATGAACCGAAGCACGATGCGACGGCCTCGACGATCTCGCTGCTGTCGAGCATTGATCAGGAGCCGCAGACGAAGAAAGTTGATCGAGTGTTCTACCGCGTGCACCGTAAAGCTGGTAAGCCTGCAAGCCTGCGCGTGGACTACTGCTGCGGGCTCGACACTGTCAGTGAATGGGTCTGCCTGTGGCACGAAGGCTGGGCACGGACGAAGGCGGAGCGATGGTGGATGGATCGCAGCGGCGAGGGTCGCGAGTGGTTGCCTGAGACTGTCGAGGACGCCGTATCACTTGCTGTCGGACTCAAGAAGCCGGCACACATCACAATCAAGCCGGAAGGGCAATACAGGAGGATCGTGAACTATGAATGGAACGAAGATGAGCGACGAGGCGAGCCTGCTGACCTCGATGATCCAGTATCTGGAGCTGCGCCTTTCTGAAGTCAAGGAAGGCCGGGACATGCTGAACTTAGTCTCGCCGCGCGATGTCGATCTGACGACGTTCGAGCTGACGGACATGTTTAGTGCGGGTCATCCAATCCAGGTCTACAACGTCGTCAGCATGAGGCTGTTCCCGGGCGACTACAATCGCGACCGAATCAACGTCGTCTACTACACGACCGACAAGCAGAATCCGCACCTGCGCGACTTCCTCTACTGCAACCCGAACAACCCGAGCGCCTACGAGCGCGCGGTGCAGTGGTTCACGAGCGCAAGCGACGGCGACACTCTGCCGGATGACTCGGCCGAGATCGTCAACGACCCGGACCTGCTGCACCCGAAGCGCGTCGTCTGTCAGGTTCACCCGACGAAGACGAAGCGCAACGGCGGCCCGATCATGTCGGTGGTCGGTCATGAGTTCTGAGCGCATCACGCGCACCGAACTTGACCGATACCTTGCAACGCTCGCGGATCTCCTCCGCGTGCTTGAAAGCGTGAAGCCGGATCGGTCATGTTTCACCTGCGAGCACGCTGCCGTCGTGATGAGCGGCAGCCTGAAGTGCAGTCGATGGGACGCAGAGATCCCGAACGACGCACGAGATGTCGGCTGCGATGATCACGCCGACACACCTAATGAGATTCCGTTCTGATGTGGGTCAAGGGGAGGGTGAGTGGACGAGCGCATCGCGGTGCCGACGATCAGCGTCGGTCAAGGAAAGCAGAATCCGCAGGGTCACGCGCAGCCGGCAGGGGAGACGGTCTCCGACTGGCAGGCCGCTCTCGGCGCGCTGCCGGACGGTGAGTGCAGCTGGTGGTCGCCGCACGTCTGGACGCGGAACTACTCGATCGCAGCCGACTGGATGGGCGCGCACGGCTGTGCGATCGACATCGACTACGAGGACCCAAGCCTCCAAGGCAACCGGCACACCGCACTGCCGGACGAGGCATGGGCTGAGTTCTACGAGCTCGCCAAGTCCGGCGACATTCCAGGCAACCTGATCCACGCGACGCCACGAGGTGCGCGCGTTGTCTTCGTGTTTGACGAGGTCTGCACGCACCGCGATCAGATGCGCGGCGCGATGGAAGCGTGCGCTGTCCTCGTTGAGTCCGCGCTTGAGCGGTGCGACATCGAAGCGCAGCTCGCCTACGGCGGCGGCGAGGTCCGCGCTGGCTTCGCTGTCGATCGTGCGTGCCTTGACCTCAAGCGCATCTTCTGGGCGCCGAAGTGCCGCGTGGCTGGCGCCAAGCGCAACGCTCCGGTCATCGCGATCAAGGACGCGAAGTATCGACTGGGCGGACTTCGGATCGACGCGCCCGAGAAGCCACAACCGAGCGCCGCATCACCGAACCAGCAGTCGAGCATGTCGGCGGCTGTCGATGCTTGGTGCGAGGCGCACCCGATCGACTTCAGTTCGAAGACGTGCCCGGCCTGCGGTCACAACGACTGCTTCGGCCCGCTGGATGGCGATCCGTCCAAGTGGTTCTGCTTCAGCGCCAACCACATGCGCGACAGCGGCGGCATCGGGCAGGCCGGCAGCGTGGACGGCACGGGCTTCGGCGATGCGCTCGACCTTGAAGCCTGTCGTCGGAAGGTGCAGCCGGCAGATGTGCTGCGAGGTGATGGGTTCCTTGTGGACGAGGACCTGTCGCACATCGACATCTCGGGCCTGCTTGAGGGCGGCAAGAAGTCGAAGCCTGCGTTCGCGATCCGGCTGATCAACCTTGAAGGCAGCCTGAGCATCACGCCGCCGCCGTCGATCGTGGACGGCATCCTGCGTGAGCAGGACCTCGCAGTCCTCTACGGGCCTCCAGGCGTCGGCAAGTCGTTCGTCGCGATGTCGATGGCCTTGTCGGTCGCGAACGGCTGCGAGTGGATGGGCCGTGAGGTCGCAGCACCCGGGCAGGTCATCTACATGGCCGGCGAAGGTGTCTACGGCATCGGCAAGCGCGTGATGGCGTGGGCCGGCGGCAAGATCTCGACGCGCTCGATGCTGTGGTCGCACTGGTGGCAGATCAACGACTTCGTGCCGCTTCTTGATCCGTCTGCGTTCCGCGCGCTGATGGAGTCGATCGACGGCTCAGGCGTCAGGCCGCGGCTGATCGTCATCGACACACTCGCGCGCGCGATGACCGGCGGCGACGAGAACAGCGCCAAGGACATGGGCCTGTTCGTGATGCGTTGCTCGGCTCTGCGCGATCACACTGGCGCGGCTGTGCTGCTTGTGCACCACACACGAGGCGACGGCGAGCGCGAGCGCGGTAGCTCGGCTCTGCGCGGTGCGGCTGACGTGATGATGTCTCTCGTGCCTGACGATGACATCGGCGGCGTGTCGCTGAAGGTGGACAAGACAAAGGACGACGAGCCGCCTGACCCGATCGCCATTGACCTCCAGCGCATCGACATGGGCCACGATGCCGCCGGCAAGCCGATCGTCAGCTTGCGTGCAGCCAAGCACTCCGGCGAGGTCAACAAGGACGCGCAAGGTGGCCGACCGCTCGCGATTCTGTCTGTGCTGCGCGATCAGCCGGCAGGTGTCCCGTTCGTGACATTCACGGACATTGTGCACGCAACGAAGATCCCGAAGTCGTCGATCTCGCGCATCATCAAGGACCTCGAAGCGCAGGGCCTCGTGGTCACGCAGATGTCAGGTCAGAGCAAGCGAGTTCGGCTTCTGAATGTTGACTAAATCCGAAATCCACTAAGGAGGAATGATGAAGTTCAAGATGAGCGCCGACGAGTTTCGGCGAGTTGTTGGTGCGGTCGCTGGTGCGGCTGCGTCGAAGTCCACGCAGGAGGCTCTCAAGTGTGTTCTGATCACGGCCGGCAGCGGCGTGGTCATCATGCGAGCCAACGATCTGGAGATCGGTGCCGAGCAGTCCACGACGGACGCGATCATCAGCGAAGACGGGATCGCCTGCTTGCCGGCACGCGAGCTCGCTGCGCTGGCGAAGGACATCGGCGACGATGAGGTCACGGTCCGGCAGCTGAAGCAGTCGGTCGAGATCACGAGCGGCTCGCTGACGGTGCGGCTGGTCGGTCCTGACCCGTCGTCGTTCCCGTTCCAGAACGAGCCGAAGTCGATCGGCAAGGTCACGGTGAAGGCTGCCGATCTGATCGCAGCACTGCGCGAGACGATCTACGCAACAGCCAAGGAGGAGACGCGCTACGCGATCAACGGCGTGCTGATGGAGATCAGCAAGGACGTGACGGTCGTGGCGACAGACGGCCGCCGGCTGGCGGTGCGATCTGCTCCGATCATGCGCGAGCCATCGAACGATCTGGTCGCGATCATCCCGCAGCGGACGGCGCAGCTTCTGGTTAAGCTGGTTGATGAGGAACAGGACTTGGAGATCTCGGTCGCCAAGGACTCGATCGTGTTCTCGCAGGATGAGTCCAAGATCTTCTCTCGGCTGCTCGACGCGCGCTTCCCGGAGTGGAGGCAGGTCGTCCCGAAGGCCACGACAGGCAAGGTCACGATCGAGCGCGCGCGGCTGGTGGCTGGTCTCCGGCAGGCTGCCGTTGTCCTGTCTGGCAAGGACATGCGGACGGTCACGCTCCAGTTCGAGGACGGTGGCGATATGAGCATCCAGGCCGAGCAGTCGGCAACGGGCACTGCCGTCGCGTCTGTGCCGTGCACGTCGAACGTGGCTTTGCGCGTGGCCGTGAACGCCGACTACCTGATCGAGCCGCTCAAGGCCAGCAGCGCCGACACCGTCGAGTTCAACGTGACAGACGGCAGCGCACCGATGCTGATTGAAATCGGCAAGATGCAGTATGTGTTGATGCCTATCACCGCATCATAATGATGGCATGAGCGCAAAGCGCAAGCGCAAGAAGGGCACGCGCGGGCATCAAGAGATTGGTCGTCCGCATGTGCCCGGTGCTTGGCTTGCGGAGTCTGCCGAGCGTGAGCTGCCGGAGATGCTGAACCGGCTGGCTCGGATGCGCCGGCGAAGAAAGAAATGGCCGGGCTCGTGGTCAATGGAAGACGACTCGTTCATGCGCGAGCTTATGTCTGACATTGCCGCGGCCATGCGGTTCTGCGACGTGCGCTTTGAATGGATCAAGCGACAGACGAATGCCGGAATCGTGATGTGGGACATCAGGGAGATCACCAAATGCGACAAGACAAGATCCCGGGACGATTGAACACAGTGACCGAATACATCGCCGTCGCCGACAAGGACATGCGTAAGGCACTGATCTTGGCGGTGGCTGACATGATGATCCTCCGCGGCATCATCAAGCGCACGCACACCGTGCTTGAGAACGCCCACGATGTTCCGGTGCCATCGTCGTTCGAGGACGAGCTCGCGCCGGCCGTGGCGCTGTTGCTGGATCAACGAAACGAAGCCCGCGAAGGGCTGTCGATGTGCTGACGGCTACTTGTTCTCCAGCTTGGCCTCGATGCGCGAGAGCCGCTCGGTCATGACTTCGAGCTTCTGCTGTGCGGATGCGCCATCCTTCTCGATGCGGCTGATGGCATCTTGGAGCCATCGCGGCACTTCCTCGCGCTGACGGGCGAGAGCTTGGAGCAGACGCGATTCCATCGCGGCAGCGTCCGCTGATAGGAATCGCGTGGCTTCGATCATCTCGATGCGTGAGTCGTTCCGCTGCACGGCCTTGGCGAGATCGCCAAACCACGACCACGAACCGATCAGTGCTGGCACAGCCAACGAGACAACGACCCGGCTGGCGATCTTCCAAGCCTTGTCGGCTCCCCGGCAGGCAGTCTGCTGGCGGATCTCTTCAAGCTCGGCCTGGAAGTCGGCAAGGTCCATCAGTCGTCCTTTGTGCGGATGAGTTCGTCCAGCCGCACAGCGACCGGCAGGATGCGCGCGGCGAGCTCAAGGCCATGCGC